ATTAAGGAGAAAGGAGGAGGTAAACTAATGGCTGCTACTGCTTGGGCTTTCTATAATTCCTTTAGGGAAAAATTAGGCGAAGGCGATTTTGATTTAAGCGGAACAAGTGTAAATTTTACAATGTCACTACATACTAGCGCGGCTAGTGCTAATGCCACGAACGCGGTATTGTCTACATATGCTTCTATAGCAAATGAAGTGGCTAATGGTAATGGATATACGACTGGAGGCAAATCAGTCTCTGGAAGAACTTGGGCTGCTGGCGCGTCTGCCGGTGTGTTTCGTTTTGATTCAACTGCCGTCGTATGGACTGCAACTGGGGGTGATATAGATAGTGTTAAGTTTGCTATTATATATCAGTCAGGAGGAAAATTGGTGTGTTATTCTAAATTGAGTACGTCCCAATTTAATCTAACACAAGATAATACACTGACTGTTACTCCAAGTTCTAATGGTATTTTCGAGTTAACCTAAAGGGGGTGAATCATGGGCGTAGAAACAGCCACATTTATTAGCCAACTTTCGGCTACAAATCCGCTAGCGAGTGACGCAATCTCACAGGGGGATGATCAGATTCGTCTCGTCAAGTCAGTTTTGCAGTCTCAATTTACTACACTTGGGGCAGCTGCGGTTACTACTACCGCCGGGGAAATTAATGTTCTCGATGCTGTGACGGCAGGAACTGCGGCTGCAAGTAAGGCAGTTGTATTAGATTCTAATGCTGCTGTCGATGCAGTAAAGACTGCCGCTTTGCATATAGGGGCTTCTGGTTCAGAAACTGCGGTAACGGCTACTGGGGCGGAATTGAACTATAACGATATAACAACTCTTGGTACAGTAGAAGCCTCAAAAGTAGTGACGGCTACTGCGGGTGGGGTTGTTAATCATGCTGATTTAGTTGTTCAGCGTCCACAGATGAAGGATTATTCAGAGACAGTTGCCGCAGCCGGTTCAAAAACTGCCGCCTTCAATCTTGATTTAGAAAGCGGAAATGTCCAATCGCTAACAATGTCTGGCGGTGGCACTTTCAATATAGGTATTACTAATGCTCTTGCTTCACATTCAAATTCTCTAACGATATTGGGAACTAATCTAGGTAGTGTCACAGCTACGTTCTATGCTGGTGCGCATGATGGCGGTGGTAATAAAGTTTACTGGGCTGATGGTGATGATACTACTAACAATTTATTGACAGCCTCTGGAACTGATGTAGTCACCTTCACAACCTTTGACGGCGGAACTAACTTCTATGGTTTCGTAGCTGGAAAGGGTATGACGAACTCATGAGGATAATACTATGCCATTAGGAGCAAACAAAGCCGCTTTAATGGGAGCATCTGATACTGGTGTATTAACTATTGATGCAATCACTAGTTCTGGCACATGGACTTGTCCATCCGGAGTCACATCTGCTGAAATATTAGTTGTAGCAGGTGGAGGTGGTGGCGGCGGAAATGATGTTAATGGTGGCGCAAGCGGAGGTGCAGGTGGAGGAGGAGTTGTACACCATGCTACCTATACTACTGTTCCCAGTGTTGAGTACGATATTACTGTTGGTGGCGGTGGCGCCGGGGGCAATGACAATGTAGGTACTGATGGTTCAGACTCTGTATTTAATGTAAATGCGGAGGGCAGTGGCCTTACCATGACCGCTGTTGGTGGTGGTGGAGGTGGTGGCTCATCATCCGGCATAGGCACAGGACGAGATGGTGGTTCTGGAGGCGGCGGAGGTCCGGGTGGTGGCGGTGGTGAATCTAATCAGGGTAGCGGTACTCAAGGAAACTCTGGAGGTGGAACAGGATACGGTAATGATGGTGGTCCTGCCGGTCCTTATACGCATATGGCTGGTGGTGGTGGTGGTGCAAATGCTGTTGGTGGAACTGGATCGGGGGATATTGACGGTGCTTCTGGGTCTGGTGGTGCTGGCAAACTATTCTCTACCTTCGTTGCTTATGGAACAGACTCATCTAATGTCCCATCCACAGGGAGCAACGGTGGTTACTTCGCTGGTGGTGGAGGCGGAGGTAACACTTGGCAAGGAACCGCTGGTGGTGCTGGTGTAGGTGGTGGTGGAAACGGAACACGAAATGGAAATGGTATTGCTGCCATTGTAAATACTGGAGGTGGCGGAGGCGGAGGCGGTATCAACCCAGCGCCATGTGATGGCGGAAATGGCGGATCAGGAATAGTTCTAATCAAGTACCTCCTTTAATACTGATAATGGTTTTTAATTAGGAAATAAAAAAATGGCACATTTTGCAAAATTACATGAAGACAGCAAAGTCACAGATGTTTATGTCATACACAATAATGAATTACTTGTGGATGGGATTGAGCAGGAATCCAAAGGAATAGAGTTTATAACCCAGTTGATGGGTGATGGAACTTATGTTCAAACTAGTTATAACAAAAATTTTAGAAAAAATTATGCTGGAATTGGCCGTTCTTATGATGCCGAGCGCGATGCTTTTATTTCCCCTAAACCATATGATTCATGGCTCTTGAATGAGGATACCTGCCGATGGGTTTCTCCGGTTGCAAGACCTGAAGGTCCTCAGTCATATGAGTGGAATGAAGAATCACAAGAATGGGTTGCAAGACCTGAAGGTCCTCAGTCATATGAGTGGAATGAAGAATCACAAGAATGGCTTTAATTCCGATAGACCAAGTAGGGCAGATAGGCATTGTCAAGGATATTAAATTTATCACGGAGAACGGTCTGGATGGAGAAGGGAACGTTAGTATTTTTTCCCTTATTTTTAAAACATGAAGCTAAACTAGTTATAAAAGGAAAACGATTTTCACTAGTTAATTGGTTCTTAGGACCACCATTTAGGTAGAGGAAAAATAATAATGTCAATTACTACATGGGCTGCTACTACTGGCGATTGGGATGACTCTAAGTTTAGTAGGGCGTGGGACGGCCCTCAAATAACTGTAGATGCTGGAGCGGCAACTACATCAACCAGTATTCCAATAGCTTCTGAGGGATCAAATGCATATCCCGCTAAGGGAGATACTGTATTAGCCGGTAAGGTTCCAATTGCCTCTGAAGGCAAGAGAATTAGTCCATCGTATACTACGACAACTTTAAGTGCGACTGCGCCAACTTCAGAGATTCTAAGGCTGTATTATGTTCCAACAGCAAGTCCGGGTCTAAGTCTAAGCGGAAAAGAGAACTTAGCAGTAACTGGTCATGCGGCCTTCCCAGATTCAGCTAGTCTTAATTTTAACCCAGACGAGTATCAATGGGATAATTATGTTGGAGCATGGGAAGATGCAACATTAAATTGGGATCAGTTTGTTAATCTTGCGCCCACTGTAGGGCAGACACGCAGTCCTACACCGGATGTTGCAACATTGGTTATTGCCGGACAAGCGCCCGATGGACAACATAGATCTCCTAAGTTTATTCCACCAATACAGGTAATATGACAAAATCTAAAGTAAAAGAATGGAATTGGTCCGAGGAAGCATATAAGGTTGATCCTGAGTTAAGTGCTCCTGTGGTAACTTATAAATTTGATAATGGAAATAGAGTTTTCTATAAGCCAAAGAAAAGGATTAAGTATGGAAATCGAAAGAGCAGATAAGTTTATAGGAAGAGATCATACTACAGCTAAGAATGTAGCCGAACATTTAGACAAGAAATATCCCGGTTGGTTATGGGCAGTTCATGCAATGGATGGCGTAGTTACTGTAAAGTCTATGCTCCTGTCTGGCAATTGGGGATTTGTTTTGCATGAAGATAAGATTGATAATGATTACAGGGCGGTAACCCTCGCTGGTGGAGAAATTCTAGAGAGGTACAAACAGAAAACTAACGGTTTCAATCAGGAAAGATATATGGATCTTACTATGGATAACAAAGGTCAATTGGATGGTGACTTTAGTCCGGGGACTTCTTAATGTCTTTAATGAACCCACAACCACCCCTTAATATAGGGTTAGATTCCGTTCCGTTAGATGCTGAGGAATCACCTCAAGAAAACGAATGGATTAAAATTGCTAGAGAGATGTATGAAGGATCTACTGATTACTTAAATGCAAATTTGAGGTTTCAGTGGGAAAAGAGTCTTTCTTTGTTTAATAACAATCATCCACCGGGATCAAAATATAATACTGCAGCCTACGAGAAGAGATCAAAGTTCTTTCGTCCCAAGACTAGAACGGCTGTTCGAAATCTTCAAGCTGCAATGACGGTTGCATTTTTTACAAATGAAGATGTAGTTAATATTGCCCCCGCTAATCCTAATGATCCAATGCAAGCGGCTGCTGCTGTTGTGGCTCAGTCTATTATGCAGTACAGGTTGACTAATACCATTCCTTGGTTTCAAACTATGACTGCGGCTTTGCAGGATGCTACTGTGCAGGGTGTGTGTATCTCTCATCAATACTGGGAATTTTTAGAAAAAGAAGAATCCTACTCTGAGGTTGATCAAAAAAATCAGCCAATTATGGACGAGGAAGGAAACCCAGAAATACATAATCAAATTACTTCCATTAAAGATCATCCGGTTATCGAAGTAATATCTCCTGAAAATATACGAATTGACCCAGCAGCAGATTGGGCTGATCCTATAAAATCTTCACCGTATGTTGTGCATATTATTCCCATGTATATTCAGGATATTCGTCAGAAGATGGATTCTGGTGAATGGCTTGAGGTCTCTGATGAAGAACTTCTCTCGAGCACTGGTCAGTCAGAACAGGATAATACTACGAGGCTGGTTCGAGATGAACCTAGAATGGACCCAAAACAGAATGAAGCCGAATTCGGTGGAATTAAAGATTTTTGGATTGTTTGGATACATAAAAATATTGTAAAAAGAGACGGTATTGACTATTGCTTTTTCACTGCTGGCACAGAAGTTATGTTGACAGAGGCTGTTCCTCTTCGGGAAATGTATCCTTGGTTAAGGGAGGATGAAAGACCTTATGTTATGGGCGCTGCTAATTTAGAGGCGCATAAAGTTTATCCCGCAGGAACCGTTCAGCTTACAGAGGAACTTCAAGCGGCTGCTAATGATATATGGAACCAAAGGTTCGATAATGTAAAGTTAGCAATGAACAAGCGGTATCATATTCGAAGAGATAGAAATATTGATCTTGATGCTTTGTTTCGATCTGTTCCCGGTGGTGCCGTGGAAATGGATGATCCAGACCAAGATGTAAAGATTGTTGAAACTCGTGATGTTACTGGATCTGCATACGCAGAACAAGATAGAATTAACATGGACTTTGATGAGTTGCAGGGTAACTTTTCGACTTCAACAGTTCAGGGTGCTAGAAATCTCAATGAGACTGTAGGTGGAATGAACCTTCTTGCGGGTAATAGCAGCACCATTGCAGAGTATGTGTTAAGAACATTTTCTGAGACTTGGGTAGAGAAAACTTTAAAGCAACTTCTAAGGCTAGAACAATACTACGAAACTGATGAAGTGGTTCTGGCTGTTGCTGGTCAGGCAGCAAACGAAAAATTTATTCAGTTTGAAGCGGATGAAATGATGGATCAATTACTTCGTCAGGATGTTCTACTTAAAGTAAATGTAGGTCTGAATGCTACTGATCCTATGAAGAAGGTTCAGAATTTATTAAATGGCGTTCAGATATTATCTCAATTTCCGGGAGTTCCAGAAAAACTTAATCTAGCGGAAGTAAGCAAAGAAATATTTGGGCAGCTAGGATATAAAGATGGGTCACGCTTCCTACTCTTTGAAGAGGGTGATGATCCAAGAATGCAAGAGATGCAACAGCAACTTCAAGCAATGCAACAAATGATTGAAACTGATCAAGCAAAAACTGAAGGAAGAATTCAGATTGAGCAAGTTAAATCTGTAGGAGACAAGGAAGTAGCACAGATAAAGGCTCAGGCAGATATTCAGTCACAAATGATTAGGCAGGAATCTGATATAATAGAGGCACAAATAAGACGAGATGATTCAGTGACTAAGCGTGGCGAATTAATTCTGCAAAGAGATGCCTTATTGAATCAGATCAAAGAAACAGAAAGAGAATTAGAACTAGAGGCGGAAGGACCGTCAGGTACAATTGAAAGAGACAGATATAATAAGATTCCATACGCTGTGGGGTGATAATGGATTACTATAATCCTAGTGATGTTAATGCCGAAGACCTCGTAAAGCGTATACGTGTAAGTAAAGCAACAGAGGAATTTATAAGAACTCCTACTGGATTATCAATTGCTGACAGGGCTATCACAGAATACCGAGAAGGTGTTGAGGCTTTTCAGGAAATGGCAATGCAGGAGTGGGTGGGTTCTTCAGAGGAAGAACTCCAACAATACCGCAAAATCTCAAATAAACTCGCTACCCCGCTGAAGTTACTCCATTGGTTGGATGCGATAATAACCGATGGGGATAATGCGGAAGCGATTGCAAAGTATAGAGACGCGGGTGATATATGAAGGAAAATTAAAACATGGCTGATAAAGATGCTACCCAAGAGCAGGATGCAACTGAACAAGAAATGAGAGAAGGATATAAAGAGGAATCTCAAGAAGAATTTGTAGAGGAATCTCAGGAAGAAGATTTTATATCCCTGCGTGAACAAGCAATGCGGGACATTGAGGTGAAACGCAATGAGGAGTTTGAGGAAGAAACTAACGAGTCTCTTCCTGCTGAAGAAGTTACTGAGGAAGTAGAAGTTGAGGCAGGTCCAGTTTGGAAAGATGGAGATGCTTGGTACACTACTATTAAGATAAATGGTGAGGATGTTGAAGTACCTTTTGAGGATCTTAAATCTTCTCACCAAAAAGATAAGG